TGCCTTGCCTTGAAGGATGCACGCTTCTTCTTCATCGCCTCGCTCTCGCCAGCTTTAGGCTTTCCGGCAGTCTTAGCGCCCTGCTCACCGAAACGGATCGTCTTGATCTTATCGCCTTCCTTGGCGACAACGATATGAGACTTCTTCGGGTGCCCAGGCGTGCGCTTAGGCTTGTTATAGCCGCTCACGCCAGCGCGGGCTAGGCGAGAGTCCTTGGATGGCATTAGCCAACCTTCCAGTTTGTGCCATCGCTATAAACAGGAACCTTGTTCGCGCCACCACCGGCAACAGTGGCACCGAATGTCGCAGTTGATCCATCAGTGATGAATGCACGCGCACCGGCACCAGCACTCGTCGCAGCCGGGAGATTGGCATACGTAACAGGCGAAGTCTGGACGGTCTGGCAAACGATATTCGTGAAGCCAGTTTCAATGAACTGCACGAAGGTCGTGATCGACGCACGGCGGCTGTCACCCTGATTGGGTGCCCAGACAACGAGGTTGTCGCCAAACGAAAGCTGAGTGATCAGCGGAAGCTGGTTAATAGTCGGCATTGGTTAACTCCACTCAATAGGGCCATCAGGCCCCGCATCAACAGGATCGGCGGGCGGCGGCGCATAGGGATTGTCCCAGCGCCAAGGCTTGTTGCCCTGACCAATCGGCATGGTTTCAGGCAGCTGCTTCTCAAGCGGGAATGTCGCACGCTGGAGGAGAGTGTTAAATGCGTTCTTGGCGATAACCTTGGTCTCAGGCCGAACGTCCTTGCCGTATCCAGGCGCAATGCGGATCGCCAGATTGGTAATCACTGCTTCCCATGCACTATCGGGAGTTCCGGTTTCAGTGCTGAGATCGCTGTCCTGCGGGCTGCTGGCAATGGGATAGCCAAGGCGGATGCCCTGCGCGTTCCATTCCATCATCATGGCATCCAAGCGCCGAAGAGCGGACTGCAACTGTTCAGGCTGCAGGTCGAACACGTAGTTCGCCATCCCGATCTCTTCAAATGCACCTTCGACAAACTGGCGCTTAGTATAGCCCATAATTATTCCCCAGCCCCGGAGTGACGCATACGATATACCGCCAGTGGATCAAATGTTGGCTGCGCTTGCGGCTTTTCTTGATCAATGGCTCGGTCGCGTGGATCGTATCCGACTTGATTCCAGTATTGCTTATACAACTTAGTGAACTGATCCGCCATCTCTGCCGATGGGAGGCGGATATAATCCCTGCGCCGAAGCGCCTCATTAAACGCTTCCGATCCGTAATCACGCAGCTGTCCAGATTCATCAGGCATAATGCGCGGATAAGCTATAGCCCCGTTATCCGCAGTCCTGTACTCCATCTGGTGTGTCATGACGCGATTAGGATTATTTGGATCGCGCATTACTGGTGCGGTAAATGGAAACAGAATGCGCCGCACAAATGGCACTGCGCTGTAGTCGCGAAGAATGCGACCGACACCAAGCTCGCGATAGGCATCCTCAAGGGTGCGATCAGGATTGGTATCGACCTGAGACATTCAGCCCTCCAGAGCTTCTGCAATGCGTTCAGCTAGCTTCTTATCAGAAGTGCGGGCATTAAACGATACCCCAAGTTCCTTCGCCTTGGATTCCAACTCATCGCGGGTTGGGGGAGAAACTTCGTCGAGGGCATCTTCAAGGTCTTCCGCTGCCTGAATGATCTCAGCCGCACGCTTGCCAGCTGCAGCCTCTTCATAGGACGGGAACCATCCCTTGGCGATCAGTGCGTCAAACTCTTCCTGATTTTCTGCACCACGATAGGCATAAGTCCCGCCACGGGGTTTCTTATGCGGCCCAGGAGTGCGGTAAAGAATGGTGGGGAAGCTGCTCACTTCTTCTTTCCCTTCGGCTTCTTCGCGGTCTTGGCTGCTGCGGCGAAAGCTGCGGCACTGGGAGCGCCCTTGCTGCCAACCTTACGCATACGCTCAACCTTGCCGCCAGCAGCCTTCTGCGCCTCAATGCGTTTACGCTTGGCGTGGATGTTGGCGTAAAGACCGGACTTCATCACTTCATCTTCTTCTTGGCTGCACGCTTCGGAGCCTTCGACGGCTTGCCAGCCTTCATCGCGGCATCACGAGCGACATTGAGAGCAATCGCAATCGCCTGTTTCTTCGGGCGACCGGCCTTCTCTTCCATCTTGATATTCTTGCCGATGCTGTCCCGGCTGTAACCTTTTTTCAGAGGCATTCTCTTCACTCCCTAAAGAGGTTTGGGGGTGACCGAAGCCACCCCCATTCCATTAGACTTACGCCTGGTTGAACAGCAGGATACCCGCCATTTCCGGGTTCGTCATGACCACGCCATAAAGCGTATCCAGCGTGTAGAGCGTCTGGAAGGTCAGCGGATCGAACTTCTTGGTCATCACCAGTTCGATGCCCTGATCGGTCGAAGCGCGGAGAACGTCAACGCCAGCGCCATCCGGCACAGCGTAACGGCCCGGAAGCAGTTCGATCGAGTCCTTGCGCCAGAACGGGTTGATGTTCGACGAAGCAACGTTCAGGAAGTTGATCGGGGCCGAGGCCGAGGTCGAAGTGACCTGAACGTTCTTATACTGCAGTTCAGCATCCGTGGGCGACGAGTTCGCACCGATGATCGGCGGCGAGATCGTCATGGTGGTGCCGCTGTCAACCGAGATAACACGGAACGTCTTCAGTTCGCCCGTGCTGCGCTTGGTGATGTGATGCACCGCTTCGATGCCGTCGATGGTGAACGAGTCACCGGCAGTAACGCCAGTGGTCGAAGACACGGTGACGGTCTGGTAACGGTTGTCAACGTTCAGAACGCCGCCAGTGCTGCTGGTGGTCGCCTGGGGAACGTAGCGAACCTGAGCGCCATTGGTGGCAATCGTCGGAGTCGCAGCGTTAGCAGCGCAGCGGTTGGCATAGTCGAGCTTGTAGGTCTCGAAGCCAGCAACCGGCCCGACATACGAACGGGTATAGGCGTTGTCCGACTTGGCGTTGCCAAACGAACGGGTAGCAACCGCGAGGTTACCAGCCATGCCGTTGTAATCGCGGCTCGACAGAGCGAGGTAGCGGTCGCTAGCCATAACGCCCTGCTCGTTCATGATGCTGTCGCACAGGGCAACGTCATCATAGGTGCCAGCAGCCGTAGCAATAGGAACCACGAGGGTGCCCTGAGCAGCAGCCAAGTCCATAACCGACAGGTTGATGTCCGAGGCCAGCTTCTGCTTGGCCGAGTCACCCAGACGGCCTTCCTGGAGCGCGTCACGCAGTTCCAGAGCATTCATCTGCCAAGCCGAGCACTTGCTGAAGCCGAGGGTCGAAGGAACCGACAGCTGGGTCATGTTCGACACGTCACCGGCAATCGAGGTGCCGATGGTGCGGTCAAACGACTGAGCGATGTAGGGCTGCGGACGCCAGATGGTGTCACGAGCGCGTTCCATCGTCACGCCGTTGGTGTTGTAAACGGTGATGTTCTTCGACAGAATCAGAGCATCGTTGAAGCCTTCGAGGATGTCCTCAAAAGCAACAATTTCTTCCTTGGAAAAAGCATTAGCCATTGTCTTTACTCGCGTTAGGTTTTCTTGCTGCGCTTATAGGCCATGACCTTCGACATATCGCCGGTCTTAAGGGCCTCTTCACGCAAGCGATCAAGGGTTGAGTCTACAGAACCTGAAATGCGACCACCTCCGGTAGAGATCGTGCGTTCAGGCGATGCTGCCGCCTTGCGATTCGTAACTTTCAACTGAGTCTCCAGTTTGGCAACCGCGAAAGCGAACTTCACGGGGTCATTGATTGAGGCCAACTCTTTTGCACGCGCAGTATTTTTGCCGAGTGCGTAAATCAGTAGAGCCGGGTTTTCTGAGCCTTGGATAACGATCCCCTGCTGCGTGACGTTGAAGGTATCCAGGGCAACAGCCTCTGCATCCTCATAGTCGCGCACCTTCAGCGAGGCACGGGCCTTCGCATAGGAGTCAAGCTTGTCCTGCCATGCCTTGGCTTCAGCATCCCGCTGGGCCTGTGCATTGGCTTCGGCTGCATCGTATTCGCGCTTTTGCTCATACCACGCAGTCAGCTTGTTTTCGTATTCCTCGGAATCGTAATCGCAGTCTTCAAGTGTTGGCTTCTTGCCCAGTGCAACCGGCTTGGTCTCAGTCGCAGTGGCGTTCAGCTTGGCTTCAAGTTCGCGAATCTTCCGCTCTTTTTCCCGGTTAGCTTTACGCAACTCTCGCACCCATTCTGGCGCACGAGTTTCTTCCTCTTGAGGTGGCGATTCCTCACCGATGGAGATTACAACGTCTTCTTCACCATCATCGTCATCACCCTCATCCGCTGCGATGGCATTGGTCTCATCGCCAGCATCTTCGAGAGTGGTGTCTAGTTCAATGGCTTCGAGAGTGTCGTTATTCTCCAGTTCTGCCGTTTTCATATATTACCCCGTCAAACTCATCCAAATTGCGTGGTGGATGGAACCACATTGGTTTGCGGCTGGAGTGCAGCCCCAATCTTTTCAGCCGACTCAATGGCCGACTTGCGCTGATCGATGTCGATGTTGGACAGCGTTTCAGCAGTCTTGGCGCGGGTCTCTTCAGTCC